AAGCGGGATGTACCCCGGTGCCGAGGTCAGCATCCACATCTTCCATATTGAATTTCGGGATAACGCACATCACAGACGGATTGCCAGCGTTATCGTACATGAGTGTCATTTTGCCACCGGAAACGTGTTCGATGGCTTTGCGGTCTTTGTCAATGATAAAGCTTTCCATGTTTTATAATCTCCTTCCAAATATCACATATTGTCAGCATCTTTTTCCAGCGGGTATTCAAGCGGGAAAAGTGTTAGCGTACAGTTATCTACATCGACAGGGATTTTTTCCACCACTTTGATGGGTTCATCCTTCTCGCTGAGTTCACCAGTTTCCACTAACTGAGTTCTCGCTGCAGGAATATCAATCAGGGCGGCAGTCAGCGGGCCTTCCCCCACTGTCAGAGTACCGCTGTAATCTTGCGATATCATCAACGTGGTGGAGCGGTCCTGCTGGGCCGTTTCAAGGTCGATGCTAATGGTGTTTTCGCCCTTGCCGGCGAAGAACACGCTGCCCTGCACACCGTAGGGCACATAGTTGCATTTCTGCCATTTACGTTTCACTTTACTAACGAACATTCTTCAATCCCTCCTTTACGCTTTGGGCTGTGTAAGAGTCCAGCGAACGACGATGTTATCAGCCGTGCCTCGGCTCGTGATGATAAAGAAACTTGCTGCTTTCTGCGTGACTTCCACGACAGTGCTGCGGTTATTGGTGGAACCTTCGACCGCCAGCTCTACGCCATAATCGGAGCCAATGGCCTCATGTGGCAAATCTACGCGAACGCTGGGCAGGTTGTTGTAGTAATTCCGATAACCAGGCTCTACTCTGCGGATATCCGTGAAAGAAACCGAATTGAGGTTTGCAGCGCTGTCACCAGCCGGAACAATGATACGATAGAGCCCCAATTTCCCCGCGGGGACCTCAGCACCGATGTGCACCGTGTAATTTTCGGCACTGCCATCGATGTAGGCATAATATGCTTTGCTTTCTGCCGTGTCGTTGGTCGGAACCGCTGCAACACTATCCTGCGTGTCGGAAATGCTAATGATATGGCCATCTACATAGAGCAAGGAATAATTACCTGCCGTATAGGTGCCGGTTTTCGTCACTTTGACATTGCGGGTGCCTGCAATCGCATTGACCACAGCGCCGGAAACAACGAACTTATTGGAAATCGTGGTCACGCCCTGCTGGTTACGCTGCGTTTTCCACGCCTCCAGTTCGCTTGCTTGCTGGTGTACCTGCTGAAAGATTTCCTTCAGGATAGCCTGGTCGCTTGCCTGGTCGCTTGCCTGCTGGTATGCAGTAGCAACAGGATAAAGCGGGGTTACATCGCGGGCATCAACAATATCATGATACAGGCCGGTGTTGATTTCTACGCCAGAGCCATAAGCAGGAGCGCCATAGGGGTTTTCCGTCGCATCGTAGGCCGTTTTGTTTCTGCGATGTACCTGGAAAAGCGGGATTGCATATACATAGCCGTCCACGCAATGCAGGGCTGTGCAAGCTGCGCTCGTGCCATCGCCGGCACGATAAAGGCCATCGCCCACAGCAGTGAACGAATAATCTGTATCGCTCGCATTGCCGCCTCTTGCCTTTACTCGGCTGCTATCGGTCACGCCTTTCGGGTAGTTCGTGAAGTTTACATCAGTCACCGCCCGGATATTCCAACGGAGCTGAATTCGGCGGGTGGTTTCATCTTCTGCCGTAGCATCAAGAATATCATTTGCCACAGTGCCGGAATTTACACCGCCATACTTATAAACGCTCTCGCTATCATCTTCGGGGCTGCCTGTGGGGGCCACTTCCTCGAACCAGCATTCAAGAAATGCCAAATCTTCGCGGGTGCCGTTATTCGGTGCCTCCGGGAATACGATATCGCTCTGCGTATCACTGCGGTTTTGTCCGAACATCTGGATAATCCAGCCGTTCAAGTGGGCGGCTGCATTCCCAATCCGCAGCGTGTTCTTTTTATCGGTCACGTTGGTGGTTGTGCTCAGCGTGATGATGCCCGGCTTCATCAGCGTTCTCAGAATGTCAGCCCTAAGCTTATTCTGAATCTGCTGAGTCAGGTTTAATTCCGAATCAAGCAGCGGCTTGGCTTGCTGATAAGCGACCATCGAAAAATTGCGCTGCTGGGGGGTCAGCACTCTCGAAAAGCCTGTGGAAGCCGTAGGGCCGTTTTCCCACAGTTCGCGGGAAGTGCTGTCCCCGGAATACTTCACAATGTTTTCACTCATTTGTTATAACCTCCTCATAATGTCATATATCCCAATACAGCATGATTATTTAAGAGCGTTCCCTTCTTGGGATTGAACTTCTTTTCGGTCCTGCCGGGGATTGTATGCTTGATTTCTTCCGTGGTGGTATGGTGCTTGATGTTGTTGGTCAGCGTTGCACCGCTGCGCTTGACAACATCACGCCACACAGGAACATGAACAATCCGCCGCCTGGTTTCGTGCCGGCACCCATTCGCCAGCAATCCATCGTTAAGAGTACCACCAGTAAAGGTCGATATAACCTTGACCTGTGTGGTGCTCTCAGTGTGGCTGTCCTGCCGGCTTTCAGCATCGTTGGCCTTGGCCATGCCCTTGCCATTCAAACGCCCGTCATCGACAAAGACGGTGGAAAGGATTGTTTTTGTACTGGTTGTTTCTTCCTGCCGATGGCTCGGCTTGGCTCCGTTAATGGTGCCGCCTGTGAAGATAACTTCCAGCAGTTCCACATCCCCGCCAACATCCTGCCGGGTGGTTGTCCTATTGCCCATCTTATTCAGGGCATAAAAAGGAGCAGGTCGCTTGTACCTGCGCTCTGTCCATGTTCTTGTGTCTGTGGTAGTCCATCGCTTTTCCCTGCCACCACCTGCCGCATTGAGGGCTTTGCCGTGACGATTGATAACATCTTGCCAATCGGCTACATGATAAGTCTTGGTCCGCTCCTCTTTGGCAGCGTTATTGGTGATAGGAGAGGCCCTTGAATTGGTCTTTGTGCCTGTGAACACATACCAACGGTCTGTAACATCGCCGCCCATGTCTTTCTGCTCAGAGGAATATTCCCCGGACAGGTTCAACTTAAACCGCCCATTTGTGGTGCCGGTATTGAATACATAACTTGTGTGCTGCGTGGTGATGCTTTCGCTTTCCTCGAAAGTCTCAACCTCGCCGGAACCATTCAGCCCATTATCAAAAATGATATGCTGCTTGATTTCCGTCCATTCGCTGCCAGGGATATCCACCCGCACCAGTTTCCCGCAATTATTCAAAGCAAAGCGCCGGCCGGGAATAGCAATCAGCCGATAATCAAGGTGAGCAGGCTTATACAAATCCATGGCCTCGTGCAATCCAGCGCGGTCAACACGCAGGTTTTTCAAATCCGCATTATCGATGAAGATATTGAAAAAACTTTCCCGGTTGTGCTCCGTGATGTGTGTTGTGCCGTTGGTAATGTATCGGTCAGCCAGCTTTTCCAGATATTCGACTGTGCTTATCTGGTGGCTCTGCAAATATAGCAATATTCGCTTGCGCCGCTTCTCGTAATCGTCGGTAGGGCTCGGCTTTAATGCAAGAATCCTTTCCCAATCAGTCAAGCCCCATGTAGCCGTGTCCACATAGAACTGATTGCTCAAATCATCCAGCAAGAGCCGATACTTTTCATGCTCGTAGGTGCAAGCATTCAAAACGGCCTTGAAATTGGCATCGCTCAGCAGAAACTTCGGCAGGTATCTGGACAGGTCAGCCGGTTGGTTACGTAGGAATAACACTCGCGACCACCTCCTCGACCACTGGCAATGTATCTAAGCTGAAACTCAGCCGCTTCACGCCGTTTAGCAAAACTTCGTCGCAATCTTCCACGCTCGACTGGTTCATGATAATATCAATAACCTGCGCATAAGAAAGGTCTGTGAGCGACAATGCTTTCTGTGCCAAACGAGCGTTTATATCGTTCTTGCAGGCTTCGACATCCAGCGTGCCCTTTATCGCCGTAGTGACAATAATCGGCAGGATATCCGGCGTTGCCACCGTTACAGTAGCGCCGATAGGCCGCACAGACTCGATGTATTCGAAAACGCTGTCAATCAGCTCCTGTGAGGCTGTCTGCCGGTTGCTGTCCACAATGACCACTTTTACAGTGCCAGGGCCATCCCAGAGGGGCAACACCCGGCAATCGCCCACGCCGTTTACACTCATAGCCCAATTGTAATAGTGCCATTTGTTCCCGCTAGTGGCTGGAGTTCGCACTGCAATGAAATAGCGCTCCAGTAAATCCTCGTCGCTTTCTTCATCATAGCCGCCCTCGGTGGCGTTCTCGTTTATCACAGAGGTTATCCCAGGGATTGACATAGGGATAAAGGTTATTGAACCTGCTATCACATTTCCTTTGGAGCCGGATGCCACCGCTTCTATGCTTACCGATGCGCTCCCGTCAACCTCGACTTCCTCAGTAGAAACAAAGTTGATACCTGCAGCCGTGGCAAACATACTGCCTGCTGGGACTGTGCCGGTGCCCGTCAACGTGACCACGCCGGTGGCTTTGCTGGCCTGTTTTCTGTCCACGCCAAACTCTGCCGCCCTCATGGTCAAGTATTCGCCCCAGCTGCTTTCGGCAAAAGCCGCCTTATATGCCTGCTCAAGCTCCACTTCAACCTTGGCGAATTCAATCGAATTCGATGCGAACATATCATTTTCGAAAGTGCCTTCGATTTTACTGGCAGGCGTTTCGCTCACTTCCTGCAGCTCCGCCAGAATATCCTCTTGCTCTCTCGCGCTATACAACTAAACTCACCTCCCCATAAATCGAAGTCAGCCGGATAGTCAGATGGGCCGTTTCGCCGTGCTTTTCTTCCTCGAACGAAAACGAATCAAGGCTGACTATGTAGGGGTTTACCATCAGGCACTCAGTTATTACCCGTTTCAGTTCGCTGAATCGCTCCTGCACGCTCATAACCTTGCCGATGAAGGGCTTTAACTCTATGCCGTACTGCCATGAGTACGCCATGTAATCAAAGCGCTCAGTTTTGAGGGCCTTATATATCCATACTTTCAAAGCCTCATTCTTCTCCACAATCACATGGTTGCCATTGTTGTCATAGATGAATTTATCGGTTTCGAAGTCCCACGCATATTCTTTTAATACCGGCAAATCATCACTCTCGATAATCGTAGTGCTGCCGACAAAAGGAAATTCACTGCTCACAACTTCACCACCTTATTTTCAATCAAGAACAGCTGGCCACCGTCCTGCGGGTACACACTGACAAAATCGCCAGGCTTTAGGGTGTCCGTCAAGGTTTCGGTGTCCGTGTAATCGTTATGGATATCATGGTTATGGCTTGCAAACTCAGCATAACCGCCACCGCCAGCCCTGTCCTGCGTAGCTGAAACAATATGCCCTTTGTGGGTTCTCGTATGCCCTGGGAGCCAATACTCATTGAGATAAATCTGTTCTTTGGTGATAACGATATCATTCCACGCTACTGACAAATTAGGTGGCGGGGTCAATACTTTCCCGACTGTAGGGAGCAAGGGAGTGTGTTCTTGGGCTATCTCGTGCTGCATATGCACCATCTTAGCCGCCGACTGCTCTGCGCTCGGTATAACTTCTTCTGCCATCGTGCCACCTCCTTACTTTTGCTCCTTTTCCTTCTCGGCTTTTTCCTCATTCATGATGTTTTCGAATTCAAGCTCCAGTTTCATTTCGTGCTTGCCATCGATGAACGTATGGGTATCGGATTTTATCCAGAATTGCCCTTTGAAAAGCGAATCCTTGACGATGATGGAATAAGACGATTTCACCCGGTAATCACCCAGTACGGTAATATAACCGCCTCGGTCAATCTTATTCTTTTCAAGAATATCCTTGATTTCCGTCTGGGTGTCTTTGTTCGGGTCAGTCTTATAAACATCCTGGAACATGGAATACTTTTTGATTGAATCCTCATCCTTTTGGATGCTCACCGTGTTGCCCTTATCATCGACCACCAGTATTTGGTTAATCAGCTTTTCAATGCTCTCTTTGTAAACGCTCTCCGTCATGTTGACGGTTGAATCAGCTGTGTAATTTTCCCCGGTTTCCTTATCTTTGATAAGCTCGCCTTTTTCAATTACATCCAGCTTATCGCCGTTCATAATCGGCTGATATTTCTTTTTGGTCTTTTTGCTGGCCTCGAAATATGCCGACTGGATAATCTGATAGCCTGTTTTGGCATTCGCGATGAATGAAACAGGCGTGTCAGTCTTGGCAAAAGTGCCAGGCTTCACGCCTAGCTCTTGGCATATCTGCCCGGCTATATCCTCCGGCTTTGCTTCGGTAAACTTCCTCGTGGTCTTAGACACGCCCAGCACGTGCAGGTGGTCATAAGCAACGACAGAAACACGCCCTTCTTTTCGGTTGCGTTCTATCTTGTAGATGTTGCCGATGAATTCCATGTTGTCGGTATCATCAAAACTCTTGGCGTTATCGTTGAAGCCTCGGACAGTATAGCCGTTTTCAAACTGGATAACAGGGATGTTTTGGTCCCTATCATCCTGCACAAACTCAAACTCTAATCGCCTTGCCACTTGAAGGCGTGAGCCGCTCCATGTGCACTTGGTCAAAAGCCGGCTGATATCGTTTTTTGATATGTATATCTTCACGTTATCTGCCGCCCTTCTTGATGATAAGCCCCCGTGTTTCCCTCAAGGCAAGGTTTTTAAGGCCGTTAGCGTTGGCAATACTTCGCCACTTGCTCACTTTGCCATAAGCCTTTTTACTGGCCTCCAAAATATCCCTCGTCCTGCTTATCGCATTCGGTTTGGGCGGGATATTGGCAGCATTGCGCTGTTTGAGGCCAGTCTTGCCATCAACCTGCTTATCATTGTTGGCCAGAGGCGTGTTCAGGTCTTTCCATTCCACAAAATCCAACGTGTAATAGATATCCCTGGAGCCGTCCTGCTCCCGCCATGAGAATTTATTTATGGCCATGGCCATGTTGAAAGGCGAGTCGGTGATTATTACCCTCACCGGCTTTTTTGACTCCTTCCATTTGGTCAGTTTCTCCACAGCCTCCGCAGGCTCCAGCGCATCGCCCACAACAAAAGGGTAATCGTGAACAGTAGCAGGAAAAAAACATGAGAAAGATAATTTGACCACTTGCGGATTGCCAAAAAGTACCGCCTCCCCAAAATCCAGAATATCGACCACTCGGTTGTTTTGGCCGGTGGTCACTTCATACTTGGAAGGTGTCACCGGGATGGTGAATTTATCCCCATCACAGCTCAGGACAATCTGCCGCCTGCTGCCGGTGCCACCAGTGAGGAAAGAGCCTAAATTATTTAGCGTGTTCCACATACTCATAAAACTCATAATCTAAGCCTCCTCTTACACATAATTGTAATTGACTTGTGCCCCCTCTATCAGCTGACAGAGTTTATAGGCAATCTTGTCGATATCGGCTTCCTCGCGCACCTCGAAAGTGTTGCCGGTAATTGTAACATTGCCGCCAGTCTTGCTTTCTTGCTGCGTTGCAGGAATCAGCTCTTTCAGCCGGCCGATAATCTCCCCGAACAAATCAGAGCTTTGTGTCGGCAGTTTGGCATCAGCCATGAAACCGCCAGCGCTATCGTTTGTCATGGTTTCCAGTGAATTAGCGCTTGCCTCCATCTGCATAGCAGGGAGCTCATTCGCCATTACCGGCACCGCATCAAACGACATAGCAGGCAAAGCGTTAATCATTTGCGGCAGTACATTAGCCTTTAATTCGGGGAGCACTCCAGCCATATGTGGCGTGATATCAGCCTGTGCTGTAATGGCAGGCAAGGTTTTAGCCATACGAGGCAGAATGTCGGCCTGCATCGGAGGAATTTTGCCCACCCCCATCATGTTCGGGATAGCATCCACCGAAATATCCGGCAATCCCTTATCCATCTGCTCTTTGAGCATCTTCATCGTGGTGGCGTGAGGATAAACACGCGCGCCGGTCGGCAGGTCAACGATTTCACCGCCATGCTCATTGATTTCGGTGAAGCCGCCCTCTGCCCAGCTCGTGCCGGTGGCAAGCCCTTTCTTTTCGTAAGTGGTGCCGCTCAACCATGCAAGATTATTGCCAGCCCAATCGGCAGCCGCCGCAAGGGTTGTATGACCATTGGCTCGCAGGTTGGCCGCTGCGTTCGCCATAGTCTGGGCCATGCTCGCCGCGCAACTAGCCGCGCCCGCTTTGAGGTCGGTCCATAGGCTTTCGAAGAAGCTCCGTACGCCTGCCCATGCGCCTTGTGTCTCAGTAGCCGAATTGGTGAAGTCTACCGTCATCCCGTCAGCAGTTTCAAGGGCTCCACTTTGTAATGGGTCATATACGCTGCTTTCGAAATAGCTTTCTGTATCTGCCGCATCGGCCAGCACGCTTTCCGATGTAATCTGTGAATCCTCACGAATCGTAGCGCCTGCCTCCTGGGCATTGGCGGCCACATCCGTCCACAAAGCTTTCAGCCCTATGCCTGCATTCTCATCGAAGGCAGTAAAATCCACAGTGCCCACGCCATCGACTGCACTTTGTATAGCACTTTGAATATCCTCTGAATCAGGAGCCGTGATGGTGATAGGATATTCCAAATCCTCGCCCAAAGCCGCCCGGTCCATATCGTCAAGAGCCTTATCCGGCTGTGTCCATTTAGCCACCTGCTCGGCATCGCCGCTTGCCATGTTGTGGAAAGCATCACCAGCCTTGCGGCCTATTTCTTCACCGATAAAGGCACCAACGGCACCGCCAACAGGCCCCATTAAAGCAGTACCTATCCCGGCACCGATAACACCGCCCACAGCACCGCCCACGCTTTCATCCATACGGATATCAGCCTGGGTTTGTACATCAGTCTGATAGGCCTTCATTTCAGCCAGTTTAGTTTCGGCTGCAGCGATTTCGTCGGCGCTTGCCCCTGCCTCTTTTAAGGCTTTGAGGTTATCGGTTGCCTCACTCAATCCGCCTGCCGCCTCGGCCAGCAGTTCAGCATTCTCTTTCTGTGTAGAGAAGATATCAAAAGCGCTAAAGGCCGCCATGATACCGGCACCAGCAAGAGCACCGCCCAAACGAGCACGAGCCCCACCACCGGCACCGCCTCCAGCTGAACCACCTCGACTACCACCGCCGCCTGCCACAGTAGTATTACCGCCAGCAGGAGCGCCTGCCACAGTTTTCCCATTGACATATACGGTGGTCGCATTGACTGTCATGGTGCCCACAGTTTCAGCCACAGGGCCTTTGGCAGTAGCTAAGGCACCGCCACCTTTGACATTGCCCGCCAGTGTCTTAACGCCATCATAGGCTTTCTTGGCAAGCCCATAGATTTTCGTCAAGCCAAAGACAAGAGCACCGCCCGCCAGGATAGAACCAACACCATCCAGCTCAAGGAATTTATCCTTTAACTGTTTGAGCACGTTAAGAGCAAGGCTGCCAATATCGCCAATATCAAAGCCATCTTTCAGGGAGGTTTTGAACTGGGTGACATCTTTCGATAAGCCTTGAACAAAATCACGTAGGCCGCTCGCGCCTTTGCCGCTCATAAGCTCAATCTGGAAATCCTGCCATGCAGATTTCAAAATCTCCAAATCACCTGCTAAAGTATCAGCACGCTTTTTGGACATTTCATCTGCAGCACCGCGAGAATTATCAATCGCGGCAATCTTCTTTTGGTAATCTTCATCGCTGGCCGTGATGATAGCTAACCAGCCGGAAAGCGCTTCCTCACCTGCAAACATTTTGGCAAACTTGGCTTTATCCTTGTCATTCATTTTGCCGCCCTGGGCCGCAAGCTGTTTGGCGAAGGTAATCATTGCCTCTTTGTTTCGGGTTTTGGTTCCGCTCAAGGTCTCGGCATAATTGACCAATTCCTCGGCAGAAACGCCTTCCTTGAATTTCTTGCGCAAATCATCGAAGATGGCCCGCAAGGGTTTCAACTGCTGTGTACCATCAGCCCCCATCTGCATGATGTTGATGCCCAGCATCTTCATCGCATTAGCCGTGGGGATTGTGTCAGCGGTCATTCGGGTGAGTGTTGACCTCAGAGCAGTACCGGCCATGCTTGCCTTAATACCACTATCAGCCATCAAGCCCAGAGCAAGAGCCACATCCTTGGCAACACCAACTTCATCGCTGCCGTAGGCACTGGCAAAAAGCCCTGCAGGAGCCGCAGCGTATTTGAACGCCTCGCCCATCATGCCCACTGTGGTATTGGAATTGGTGGCCGTGGCTGCCAGGATGTCGGTGAATCCCTTAATATTGGCGTTGGCATTCGCTCCCCTGGTATCAATCTTGAGGGCGGTCATGGAGTCGGTGACGATATCGGAAACAGTGCCCAAATCCTCACCTGCTGCAAGAGCCAAATCAAGCACCGGCTTTATGCCTGCCATCATCTGCTGCTCTTTCCAGCCCGCCATTGCCATGTATTCGAAAGCCTTGCCGACCTGCTCAGCAGAGAACTGAGTCACAGCGCCCATTTCTCTGGCCTTGGCGGTCATGCGCTCCATGGCAGCGTTAGCCTCATTTACGCCCATTCCACTGGTAGCAATAGCCTTTACTGTGGCCATCTGCTTTTCAAAATTCTTGTAGGTGTTGATGGTGTCCATCACGCCATAGCCTAAACCGGCCATGCCAGCCACCTGCAATGGCAGGCCCATCATCATGCCACTAGCCATGTTAGACATAGAATTTTTCAGCCCTGCCAGCTTTTCAGCACCATTCTGCCGGATGTTGACCGTAGCCGTATAGACTTTACCGCCTATCCCCTTGAGGGTTGTTTCTATGCCCTTGGCCTTTGTGGTGGCGTTATCTTTCAGCCCCACCGTGGCCATGTATGAGCCTTTCACTCCATTGAGTGCTATCTTGGTTTTGTCCAGGTCTTTGGCCATAGTCGATGCCGACTGGCCAACACTTCCCATGTCCTTCTTGACTGTGTTCAGCCCCAAATCCACCCGCTCGGTGGCCTGCTTCACACCATCAAGAGACTTGTTCACCGACTTGATTTTCGCTGTCAGGCGGTCTTTAAGTTCAAGGACCGCCGATAATGTCATTTGTGCATTATTATCGCTCATAGCCTCAACCGCCCTCCTGCTACAATCTGAGCAAGCACTTTGAATTCCTCATTTTTGCGCTTGTTGTATTCCACCATTGCTGTATAGCAAAAAATCTTTTCCGACTCTGGGAGAGAAAAGAAGTAATCAAGTTTATGACCTCTGAGAAGCAGGAAGGCGGCAGTTTCCGCCTCCCAGTTCTCCTTGATTAGTTTTTTGCCGTTTCGTGGATTTCAGCGTGGATTTCCTTGCGGTAGCCTGCCAGCTGCATAATCTTGACAGAAAGCGCAGCCACTTCGCCCGGCTGGAAAAGTTTCTCCGGCAGGTCGGTCGGCTCCAGGCATTCGAACGTTTTCAGCAGTTTGCTGTCCTTCAAATCAGGAGCTACCACGCTATTGACGATGATATAAGAATCCGAATCATCAAGAGAAAGCGCCTCAAGCACCAGCGCACGGCTCGGCAGTTTTACAGTCAGCGTGCCCACACTGGTTTCGAGGTCGTACTGGGCTTTCTTGGCAGCCTCAATAGCTTCTTTGTTTTCAATCAGTTCTTTAATAGAAACAGCCATTATAATTCCTCCAATCAAAAGGAGCAGGTTTTGCCCTGCCCCCTCATCACACAATATTATTCATCTACAGTTTCGATAAAGGAAGCATCCTCCGGCGTAAAGCCAAACGGGAATTCCTTTTCGACTACCTGCCCCTTTTCGAAGTCCATAAGCGTGAGCTCGTTGAACCATACATTATCGATGGAGCAGCGTTCTTTCTGTCCATCTACAGCGTCCGGGTCATCGATAAGCCCTACAAGATTAGCTCTGGGGTCATGACCATTCTTCCATTCCTCCAGATACTTGTTGATGTTGCGGTTGATAACGCTCTTGATGGTGAAGGACCCTTCACCCGTTAAGGAAACAATCTTGGAATCCTTGGAGTTACCAATCAGCACATCTTCACGGTCAGCAACGACTTTCCCGTTAAACTTGCTGATTTCAAACAGCAGCTGGCCATCCCACCAAACACGGCCATGGGAGCCGTTCCAACGTCTACGGCCACGGTATTTTACATCTTCCGGGTCACGTGCAAAAAGCTGCAAATCCATCTTGAAATCCATTGGTTTCGGGATCACAATCTGCGGCGTGACGATTTTATTTTCAGGCATAACTTCTACCTCCCTTTATTACATCACGAAATTAATCTTCAAATCTTCCATAGCGTTTACAGGAGTAACACGCCCGGATAGCATTACCTTGGTACCGGTGTTGTATTCGCGAATCTGCTGCACCGTCAAATCAGCAGGGTCGTCAAGGCCTTTCAGCTTGATGTAATCCGCTTGAGCGGCTTCATCAATATCCACGGTATTGACAGCCGTGGGGCTTGCATCAAGCACATTGCCTTTAATCCCACGGAAATAAACATGGATTGCCCCGATAAAGTTCATTTTGTGGTTATAATCGTTGATAATCTTGCCGGTATAGCTATTTTTGAAGGTGTCGCGGATATCGTCGGTAATCATGTCCACGGCTTCCACAATCTTAATGAAGCGGAAATCCTCGCCCACATCGGTGGTGAAGGTGTGGAGGGAGTTGCAAGCGCGGGCAATCTTTACGCCGTTGCCGTCGAATTCATCGAACAGGCAAAGCTCGCCATCGTCGATATTGGTATCAATATCTTCGTACAAGTCGCAGTCAACAACTTCGGCCAGCTCGTAATAGGTGGCAGAGCGGTCGAGTGCCAGTCCTGCCAAAATGCCAGCGATACGGCAAGTATATTCAGCTGCGGTATAGGTGATATACTCAGGAATATTCTGCGGTACCTGCGTTTTATCGCCGCCTGCCATGTTCAGCGCATCCGTATATTCGGGATTGACCACGCGAATATGGCCGGTAGTAAGGTTGATAACGCCCTTATCATCAGCGGGAGTGTTGGAAACAACAGCCTTGAAGGTCTTGCGGTTGTTGTTACGTTTCGTTTTCACCCAGGTGGCCAAATCCGTCATTTCCTGGGCCGTAGCCGTAGGATGGCAGATGTAGTTCCACTTGATGTTATAAATCTGCTTCAACACCGTGGCCTGCGTGATGAGCGTTTCTGCTTCCTCGCCCTCTGCCGGTTCAGCAGGAGTTACACTGTCCAGAGGCAGCGTATAGAGCAGTACCTTTGCAGGCGTGCCCAGCAAGCACTTCTTTACAAGGTCGATGTTCTTGGCGGATAAGCCTTCCGGCACATCCGTAACATCAACAATCTTGTAAAATTTGCTGGTGTTCGTGGCTTCATTTTTCAGCAGCATCACCACAATGCCGCGCGCGCTGCGCTGAATAGCGCTTACAGATTTTGTCTTAAAGTCAATAATGACCTGCGGTAAACCGAAATCAGACATATATTAAACCTCCTCATAATCCAACTCTTGAAAATATCCATTGATGTAAAGTTCCTGCATAAGCTCACCACGTTCCACAGGCAGGAAGTCTGTAAAATCAAGGGAAAACTCATAATGCAGAATTTCATCCACTATAACGCTGTTGTTCTCCAGTATGGTGATGTGCCTATCTCCTATCTTGAGCACAGGCCGAATCACTTCATCCAAAGTATCAATAGCATCATATAGGAGAGAGCGCTTTACTCTCCCTTTGCAGTCCGGCAGGATAACAAGCTGAATATCGATGCCAATTGACCTGTCATAATAAACTCGGTCGATGGTTTTTCGTCTGGGGGCCAGCTCCACATAGAAGTAGCTCTTGCAAGCCCTCTCCACATTGTCGAAGTGTACTTCGTAGGTGGGAAAGTTCGCTTTCAGGAGTGAAGTGATAGCCGCCCGAATATCTCTTGCTTTTATCACTTCAAAATCGCCCCCAATATCGCCATGGCATCATCAGTGAAATTATCCTTCGTTTCATTGAAAGCCTTATGCAGCATACGCTTGCCTTTTACCACCTTGCCGGTCCATTTGCCGTGAATCTTCACGCGATGGCCATACTCAACGTGGGCAGCATATTCGGCATTGTTCGACACTTCCACACGCTGATGGTTAATCATGCGTGTTTTCCAGCTGTTACGCAAATTGCCAGTATCCACCGGCGTATTATTTGCTGCCCGCCCCCGGAGAAGTTCGCCCTCTTGGGCAAGAAATTTAGCTCCGGCAGCAGGCGCTTTTTTCGCCATGTTTTCAAGCCGTTCCTGCAAATCATCAAGGCCGTTAATCGTCAATCCCATTGCCTGCCTCCTTCACCTGCTTCACAGGTATTTCTTGATGGGTAGGATAGACAAACCTTTTGCCGGCGTTCATCAGAAAGTGCTGCCCATTGTGGGTGATTTCCACAATGTCGTTTTCTCTTATCTGATACTCAGGAGAACAACAAAGCCGCAGGTCAGAAATGAGGTTCACACCTCTATCTGTTTTGTCCTGGGTTAAATCCTTGCCATACTGAGACAGTTTGCAAGGGATAGCCTCATAAATGGCCGTTTCCCCTTCGTCGTAATCATCAGAGCCATCATCAGCCTGTATCTGTGTTAGCCGGTAAATATTCGCCGTGTCCTTGTACATCACATTCTGTAGGATGCTTTGGAGCCTCACATAATTCGGCATCAGCTCCACCTCAGCTTTCGATAAAGGTTGAGCTTGTTGCGGATGGTCGCAAAATCGGCATCTGCCGCAATGCCAGGAGACTCCGTGGCTGTGGCAAACTCGAATTCTGTATCGTCCATCTTTACTTTTTTCAGCCCCTGCGTGTCGCTGGTGCTGTCCTGTTCCCTTTTGAAAAGCAGGTCAGCGCAGGTGTAAACCAGCGCAGGCGGGAAATCATCGCGATTGCAGTAGTCCAGCACATCAAGAACGAGCTTATCAGCATAAATCTGATAGATGGCATCTTTCTCGGTGCCAGTATCGCCTAGCAAGGTTTTGGCTGTTTCAATTATCCGGCTGGCAGCTTCCTCCGGTGTTAAAAACGCCATGACCCGCCTCCTTTCGCTAAAAATGGGCATAATAAAAGCACTATGCGCAATTGCAAAGTGCTTCATGGTTTATATTCTTTTATGCCGTTACCCGGTCGGCAAAGAACTCTTTCCAGTCCGGGTTTTCGCGGTCAAATATTTCCTTTTGCTCCTCGGTCAGATTGTAAGGATAATCTTCGTAGAGGTTGAATATTTTCTTTTTGTCAAAGCTGAACTCCCACACCCCAACACGCTCAGGGTCATCTACCCACCAAATTTTATGATGCGGTTCCTCTTTGTAAAAGTTTTTATTTTTCAAAGCCTCCACTCCCTTTCCTTTGCTTTTCCTTGGCAGTATTGATATAGCCTAGAATCTCTTTGAATTCTTCATTATCGGCGAAGCTGTCAACCTCCATTATGATAACATCCCTTTCGCGTACTATGCCAGAATAACGGCTTTTATCAACCGTCTTTCTGCAGCCAAATCTTTTTTGCAAGGTTTGAGTCACAGTCCTAAAAGGTGTTTGAAAAGGTTTCCAGCCATTCGAAATTCCCGATTGTAATTCAAGATATTCAAGACCATCCTCTGTTTTGCGGATAATTGCAGCGTGTTTGCCGGTGGCCAGATAATATTCTTTGTCGTATCTGATAGCATCAGACAAAAGATACTTGGCAACATCCCCGGCCTCGCGCTTTACGCTGAAAAACTCGGCTTTTACTCCGGGCAGGTTAGCTACACGCCTAATATTCATCATGTAGCTAAATGTGTCCTGGCTGTTCCCGCCTCGGAAATCAAGCACATCTAACTTGTGCCGGTTCCCGATGTATGCAAAAGCCAACGATGAACACGAGCCCTTTGTTTTATCGCCGCCTGCCAGCCTTTCGATAATTTCGTTACTGGTCAGCTGGTTTGGCAGTTCCTCCACAGGTAACTCTTTCACCTTATTGGTGGCAAGTGCCTGTTTCAGCTCATCAAAAGCCTTGCTGTGTTCCTTTGGCTCAATTATACCACTCGAATCGCCACCTTGAATAGATGGTTTTGGTGTATACTTCGCTAAAGTTCCGCTAATTCCTGCCTCTTTCGCCCAGGTAGCTAAAGGTTTTGTTTTGTCAATATAAACCGCCTTGTAGTCTTTATAGGCCATCTGCTGCGGGATGTAGAGCGTTTTGCCATCATTCCCCTTGGCTATTCTCTTTCCACTCTGTCCGCCTTTCCCGACTCCTAAGCTCCCGATAATGGTGCTCCGGCAGTGAGGATGTAAGGGCGGCAAATTATCGCCAGGGCTGGCCTCCTCTACTGGAACGATACTTCCATCATGGCTCCTGCATTTCTGACTGGTTCGGCTGTCAAGCGTGGCAACGAATTTATAAAACTCCATGCCGCTATCCTTGATGCTGTCCAGATTGGCTTGATTGTGAACATAATTCAGCTCCGTCCTTACCAAACGGGTGGCCTCATATTTGCCCACGCCCATTCTGTCCTGCACCATCTTGGAGAGCTTAGGCACCGATACGCCCCTGTGAACGCTGTCAAAAACTGTCTGCTTGATGGTTTCTGCCAGCTTTTTTTGGTTATCCCAAATCCTTGCGGAATAGTTCTTCCCGCTCCATGGGGTTCTCAGTACATCCTCCAGCCTTTTGTTGTCCACCGCCGAAATCGTGCCATGGATGCCGGCTGTTTTGCCAATCTCAAATAAGCCTTTATAGTAATTGTCTCGGTAGGCATCACTGAGGAAGTTCCTCATATCCTTTTCGACATACTCGCCTAATTTGTAAAGCTCCATCAGCGTTTGGCTGTAAAGCTTATCTAAGCGGCTTATTCTTGAGCGCATCGCCAGCGTGTTGAGTTCTTTGAGAATGGCATTATTATTCTGAGCAAGGTGATTGTATTCCTCCAGAGTATAACGCCACTCCTTAAACTCGTTCCCTTTCAGCAGAGCCGTGGCCTCTTTCAGACTCAGGCCGTTCTCTTTGGCAAACCTTCCATACAGGGCGGCAATATCGTCCTGTATCTTTTGGGCAGATTGACGGTATTGGCGTGCCAGGTCTTTTTCAATTCTATCGCGGCTCTGTTTGTACCAGTATTCCTCGCGCTCGGTTGCCCTGTCCTTCCAATAGTTTTCATCTTTCTTGCCCATCGGCTATACCTCCGATTAAATCTTATGCTTGAAGCAAACCATGCGGATTGCTTTGGGCTCGTAAACACGTTCCCAGTTCTTAGCGTTGGCCAGTTCGGCACGGCTGACAGTTTCAGCATTGGCACGAACAAGGTTGGTGAATTTAATTCCGCGCGGATGGAGAATGAACGCCTTGCGGTTGATGAGATAATCAACACCGGAGCCCAGTTTCTTATCGCGGTCGAGTTCGGTCGGAACGAAACGGACAGGAGAGCCATTGCCGTATGCCACAGCGCCATTACCAAACAGGTAGGTGGTGTAAACGCCATTTGCTACGGGGCAGCCATCATCGACAATGACACGGCGGCCCTGGTACGTATCAAATTCCACGCTCGTGGAATCGCGTTCCGTCTGAATGAGGTTCTGTTTCTTCAAATATGCCTTAGTTGCAGAGTGCATAACTACAGCCGTGAGTTCGCCCTGTGCATCGCCCATGAGCTGGCAGGCATCAATGAAAGCGGATGCCGAAATCTTGGCAGCGTTGCCAGTTTCGCCGGAAATATCGAGGATATGATCCTCCAGCGGGGTTACTGTGTCGGAGCCTTCGGTATAAGAGCCAAACACACCATTGAGCGTGTTGATAAGCTCTTTCTGCATATCACGGGCCCAGTATCTTGCAACAAGGGAGCCAATAGCCGCCATAGGGTCTTTGCCTGCCAGCGCTGCAGAAAGGTCCGTAGCGCTCCACATCTTAGCTCGGCGGATGGTCGTGGACACATCAACCTTGCTCGTAATCTTGGCGGCCGTGAGCGGGGCGCCTTCAATAACATTTTCGGAATCACCGCTCAAATCCTCGAAGAACGGCATATTATGCAGGGGCGCCGCTTCACTTGCGAGGCGGTCAAAATCTGCGGAATGAGCGACAATGCCACTCGTGAACAATGCGGAAAGCTCCATGGTTTTCTGCACCGTGTACGGTGTGAAAAGCTCAGGAACAATAACATCTGCTAAAGTAGTACCCATTATTTAATCCTCCTTAAATCGTCACACCCGCTTCGGCAGCCATAGCGCGTGCCTGTTCCGGGTTTTCTCTAAACAACTTGCCCTGCTCCGTCAAGTTGTAGGTTTCTTTATTGAACGGATTGGTAGCAGGCGTATTGGAACCGCCACCATTCGGGCTATACTGCGGATTGTTGCCGCCCTGCGGGTTCTTGAAAAGGAATGCTTTATCCTTCTTCAATGCCTCCACCTGCTCGGTCAATCCTGCAACTTTGCCATCTTCGCCTAAGATGACTTTGCCTTTGTCGATAAGGCTTGCCACAATGTCGGCATCCTGGGCACTGTCAGCGATTGCCAGCTTGATGGCAGTATCGATTTTCAGCGCCTTGGTCTGTTCCTCGAAAGCGGCTTTCTGCTCTTTATTGGCGGCCTGCAGTTCTTCAATCTGCTTTTTCAAGCCCTCATTATCGCCTACGGATTTTTTGAGGCTTGTGAGCTGTTTGTCACGTTCCGCCAGCTGTTCGGTCAGCGACTTTTTGCCCTCGTTCACTTCGTTGAATCTGCTAAGAGGAACGAATTCAGTCCCCAAAAAGGTTTTCACAGCCTTTTCGGCCTCATCCATCTTATCCTCAGCAACACCAATATTTTTAAGCAATTCTTTAATGTCCATTTTTCCCTTTTCTCCTTTTACGGTTTTTAACGTGGTAGCCTGCCACTAACAGGATGGGATAGGCTCATCACTTCGCCTTATCACTCTTACCTTTTTCCTTGCCGCCATCTTTGCCCCCTTTGGCCTGTTTCGGCACATCGTAGGGCTTACCCTCGGCAAGAGCTTTCTGCACCAGCTGAACGACACCATTCTCATTAGAGTCATCCATCACCGCAGAAATTGGAAAGTCCTGCCCGAATTTGCGGGCATACTCACACAAAAGCTCAAACATTCTTTTCACCTCCTTTCCCATCGTTGTCACCTTCATTATTGTCCGACAAATCACTGCCGTAGATATTGGAGGCCTCAAGCTCCTCCTGCCGTTCCTTCTCTATCTGTTCGAGTTCCTTTTCGGCATCCTCAACAAACGGATGATTTTTCAGGATGGTTTTCTTTGAGATAACACCCACAGAATCGGAACACATAGAGGCAAGCTCGGCATCGTTGCGGATGCTTGTCCTTGTCCATGTCTGGATAATCTGCCCCACTTCTCGGCCTTTGCTCCGGCAGATGGCACGCACCAGGTCGGCCAGTCCGATGCGGAATTCAGTTTCCAAAAGGCCCGCTTTGATTTCAAGCAGTGCATAAAGGAATTTCATCGCCTCGCCACTGGTAGAATCAAGCCCCTGCTGCTGAGGGTCGATGCCTTGGCCAGTATCAAAGATGGCCTTCCTTGTCAGCTCCAGCAGTTTATCGCGGGCCTCGACGGGGATATCAATATTCAGAGTCGAAACACCACTTTTGTCTCCATCGCCGGAGGATTGAACCTGTATCGACTTGTAATATTTGAGGTCAGACAAGAACTGCCCCATATCCTGCCCGCCGTAGTTGGTGAGAATCAGGATAACTTCCTGGATATCCTCCAAATCGTCCACGAATCCGCTGAAAGTCTTATCGTAGGTATCAATAAGGCGTTTCACTGCATCGAGGTCGCGGGTGCCTATATTGTTGTTGAGGAAGGGGATGAAAGGCACACGCCCATAATTATGGACCATCGTGTTTTCTGCCCCTGTCAGCCCTGCAACATAGAAGTCCGTAAACATCGGATAATAGCTCAGCGCCTCGAAATCGTCGGATGTTCTCTTTTTGAAGGTTTCGCAGGTGGTATCTGTCCAATACTCATAGATGTCCCAGGCATCGCCCTGCTCATCGTAATCGGTATAGACTCGCAGCACCGCCAGCAGCTTCTTATTGAGCTTTCGACTCCACACAGGGATAATCTGAGCACTTGGCACGACACCATAATCAAAGCCATCTTCATCCTGCCAATAATGGAGCCATGCCACGCCTGCATTGCTGGCATTGACACACAGCTCTTTGATTTTCTGCGGATATCTGTCTCCCAATGTTTCAGCTACCTGCTTATTGAGGGTATCATTCCCCACATCAAACAGAGGCGGCGCCGTGAACATATAGGCCGCTTTCTGATTGACCAAAAGCTGGTAGAACGAAAACGGGATTTTGTTATCCGCACTACGCAGCGGGTTTTCTCCTACCTGGGCCTCTTTGTGCTTCGGCTTGCGATAGATAATATCATTCTGGACACGATAATACCTGTCACCCTCGGCCGCCCTCATCATGAATTCAGCATGGCCCTGCACATAGTTGTTGATTAGCTTTTTCGCCACTTCAATTTCCATTTTTCTTTCTCACCTCCTTATCGGAATATCTTCATGCCTCCTGCCCTCATGGCTTCACTCAGCCCATACCGGCAGGAGTCTATTGCATGGTTATTTACATCGGGATAGGCAGATATAAACTGCCCTTGGCGGTTCCGCTCGTACTCATACATGACGAATTCTTTGTATGTGTTCGGGCATCGGCGCTTGTCAATGTAGATGTGAGCTCTGCCCTGCAGCCACTTCATGCCATAATCAACCGAATCGGGGCCTTTCCGTGCTCCTGTGATGTTAAGCCCCAGCTCTCGCATTTCAGCGATTGATTTCGGCTCTGCAGAATCGCCAATTATCCGCCTAAACTCTGCCTTCGGCTTGATGAGCTCCACAGCCCGCTTGTTTGTCAGCTTTTGCTGGTAAATCTCATCGAAGATATAAATATCTTCACGCCTTGAATCGTAGTAAATGCAGAGGAATGCCAGCGGGTCAACGGCAAAGCCATAATCAAGGCCATAATAGAGCCGGTCGAATTGGCTTATCTGCTCGTCGGTCATTTCCATATCTTCGACATTCTCAAAGACTGCTCCACCGGTGCCGGTAACTTTCCCCAGATATTCATGCTCATAACTGCGCAGGTTCTTGGCTTTGAGCTTTTCCGCTTCATCGATGAAACGCTGCCCTAGCCATTCGACTGGTACGCCTCGATAATCTGAGTGATGGATAAGCCGGTCGGCATCTTCCAGCAGTTTCTCCTCATTTACCCAATTGTTTTGGCTCTTGGGCGGGTTGAAGGAACCAAACCACCAGTATGTATCGCCACCACGCAAAAGCGACTGATTGAGGTTTCGTATTTCCTCCATGCCATCGAACTGGTCAAGCTCCTCACACCAGCAAATCCCGATATAGCCAAAAGGCAGTTTTATCGACTTGATTTTCTGCGGGTCATCTACGCCAAAGAACAGGATTTTCTGACCTGTCTTTTTGTAGGTGATTTCGTGAGGGCTTGTTTTGAATTTGAACTTGCTCGTTAAGCCTAGCTTGTCAATGGCCCACTGCATCTGCGGGTATACGCTGTTTTTGATGGTATTCCCGACTTTGCGCAGGATAACAGCGTGACAGGTTGGATGCTTGAGCAGGAGCAATGGGATTTCCACGCTGATATGGGATGATTTCGTGGAGCCTCGGCCGCCTTCTTCCCAATAGAATGTATGGCCATGTTTCTGAATGTCGATGTGGAGCTCCTTGAAATGGGGAGCCACAATGTCAGGGATGTGAATTCTATTTTTCATCGTCACACATCCAATCATCGACAATCACCACATCATCATCGGCAGCAGCATTTTCCTGTTCCATGGCCTTGAGCGATGCCTCCAGCTTAGCGATGCGGGCTTTCTGCTCCTGCTTATCCAAATCAGCAGGGTAGCGTTTGAGAAGCTGCTCCCCGGCCTTCACTCGGTCTTTGGTGGAAACTCTTGTCTCCATCTTTACCGCCCTGCTCCTGCCTTCGCCTGTTCCCAGGACCACAATCTGCTCATCCTTGACCTCGCCTCGAAGAACACTGGTGAAGAAAGAAAGGATTTCGTCGGCCTTGGCAATGCTCGGCTTTTCCCGTTCCTTCATCTTGGCTGCGATGGTTTCAGCTAACCGCCTTTTATATTGGGGTTTTTTGGGGTTGAGCCAGTTTGGAGCATCCTTCACGCTCCCCTGCTTATACCCTGCCCTTCGTGCCGCCTCACAAGCGTTTCCAGTCTCAATATAATAATTGACAAACGCCTCTTGCTTAGCTGTCAGCTTATTTTCTTTTTTCACATCGTCCGCCACCTCCTTCCAGTGCCTGCACATAAGAAAAAGGCCTTAGCTTTCGCCTTGACCTTTTGCCTCTGTCCTTCGTTTTTCGATGTTACCATTATCGCACATAAATCAGATAAAAACCGCACCAGATGGTCCATGTTTTTATCCCCAAAAATCAAATAAAAATAAACAGCTTTAGCCGCAGAAATGCCATGATTTTATTACTCGGAGTTTTCCACAGAATTACCCACATTATCCACATAAAAAAGGCAGGGAGCAAAATCCCTGCCTCATTCGTAAAATATGAATAAATTTTGTTGTCTTGGAAGTGCCTTATCCCCGAACATCATGAAGGCCATTTTCTTGATTGCTTTCCGTGACCTTTCGCGGGCCCATTTTTCAGTAAAGAACTTTTCAGCGCTCAGCTCTCCCCAGCTTTTATGCTCGATGAAATGGCCCTTTATCAAGAATCTATCATCCGGCTTTAATTCCTCGATGGCTCTATCCACCTTGCGAATTATCCGCTCAATGTTCCGTATGCTTTCCTTGTTCTTGATAATCATATCCGTGACTTTTTCCCTGCGGGCGGCTGCTGCTTCCACAGTGCTCAGCTCGGATGTTCCGCCTCCTGGCTGGCTGTCATACTTCGCGATGGGTGCCACAATTTCAGAATCTATAATCTGCTGCCACGTATCAATATCATCTTTGAGGTTGGTGACTGTCACCTTGAACTGGCCATATTGCTTTAAGTATCGGCGTGTCGTTTCGATGTAGTCGCTATACTCTCTCAAACTGTGTCACTCTCCTTTACTGGCAGAATAATTCTTCCGCATACTATTTTACTACTTTTCCCCCAATAAAGCCACACAGCAGGGCTTTCGCCCTGCCGCTTATCATCATTTATTTTTACGAGCCGCCAGCTTTTTCTTTTCTTTGGCAAGCAGTTCTTCAAACTCCTTTTCCCTCTGCTTCATTTCCCTGTGTCTTTGCCTTCTTTTCAGGATATGCCCGATGGGCTGAATCCTTGAAGTAAGCCTTTTAATGTCCATCAATCTTTCCTTTCCTTGCCCTTCATCAGCCGCCTTGCTTTACGTTCTTGCTGGTGGCGTTCGTGGTATTCATATTCCCAGTCTCCCCATGATGGAGAAGTTCTAATAATTTTGTGGTGCTGCTTATCAATCTTAATCAATCTTTGGCCTCCAATTATCCTAATCACTCATTCGAAACAATGACTGCATCACCGGTCAGAATTTCTTTCAAAAATCCATCGGTCGGGTACCAGCGCTGGCAACTTTCGTCGAAATATTCCATGCCTCTTTCGGTGAATCTCACCTGTTTGGCTACTTTATGAACATTCGACTCGACCATAAACGGCTCATTTAGCTCTTTTCCTTTGAGCGCTGCGACTTCATCCATGATGTTTACAGATATGCTTTTCCATTTTTTAATCACCGATAATCACCGCACTTCCTCCGAGAATCAACCGCATTATTATATCCCAGTGCGGTTTCTCCGAATGAGGGAATCCTTCGACATAAGCCCTCATTCCATAATCGCAAAATGAAGCAACGTATATTTTTCCAGTTATTAAATCTTTCACCCTAAATTCTTCGCCCAGCTTCTTGCTGAACATCTTAGCGACTTCTGCCATCTTATTCTCCGCCATCATTACCAGCCTCCATCTTTGATTATCCCTACTGCTCGCCTAATGCCCAAAATAAAACCTTTTTCAAAATCATCGGTTGGAGGATTGTTGAAGTTTTTTTTCAGAAAATCCATCAGCAGGTCGATGGCCTCCTGGGTCTTTTCTGCCTTGCCGCTGTTCTTGCCAATCGTGTACATTCTGCACAGAAAGCCATCTTCTCTCTTGTCAGTCATCTGAAACGCGCCTCCATTGTCTCGATGCCTTAATATCGGCTTCATCAGCTGAATTAAGCATTGCTATGGCCATGCTTTGCACAGTTGTCTTTTTCAAATCCTCCGCATCGGCACCGGCCAGGCTGGCAATATGTTCCAAATATTTCCCCAGCGCCAGTCCCAACTCATACGAATCAAATTCCGCGCACTGCAACGTTACATTTTCGCTGTCAGTGGTATCAATGACTAATTTCATTCTTCTCCACGCTCCCAATCTTGACAATCAATTTCGCGATAAATACTCGTTTCGTGGTTCCATTTACAGTCTATCCTTATGATGTCCCAATCAGACACCAATCGCTCTGAACTGCTAATATGGTGCACGGTTCTGCTTCTAGCTATCAATGCATTCTTGCAATTTTCACATCGTTCCATCTTTAGCCCTCCTATCATGCAAAAACCAAATCAGCAATATCACGCAAGCAGGTGTGCAGAATAAAATCCCCGCCAGCATTGCCGGCCAATGTTGAAACGCTTCCATTCACTCTCCCCTTCTTCCATGCAGCACCTTGTATATTTCATCCACGCCATCAGCCGGAATCTGTCTCAGTTCTTTGTGTTTCCGACCTGCTGAGCAATAAGGGCAGCTCCCATGGTTCCGGCAGGTCTTGTCGACTGCCTTTGCCCCATGATAGGGCTTACGATGCTCTTTCGCGCTCTCAATAGCCTTATCCATGCTCATTCAAACAACGCCTCCTGTTTCACCGTCCGCCTTATCCAGCACCGCCGACCTCTCAGCAGCGGGCCCATAATATAATCAGCCTGGCACCAATCACCTTTAATGCCTTTCAGAGTCACAAATCCTCTTATGTCTGGGGAGAAATGCTGTGCTCCGTCCATCGTCAGGCGAAAATGCTCGATGGTATCATCGGAACTGTTTTCAACGATGAACACTTCGCCCAGCTCAACGCCTAAAATCTCCGCAACTTTATCCATTACATTTTCGCCGCCCATGTCTTATCCTCCAATCTTCTTGCCTAGCCATCTATTGCAGGCCTTCGACTCATTCCGCCTCGTTTGGTTGCAATACTGGCACACGCCCATATCGGCATCCTCAATCTCCAGCTTTTGGTAAAAATAGCAGTTACCGCAATAATCATCGACCTGCATCTTTGAGCCTTTCATGCTCCTGTGGTATCTCCCCATCAAATCATCCCTTCTTGATAACCTCAAAAACCTTGTAGAATTTTTGCACCGTTACCTCCAGATGGATATCTTCCCCGAATTCAATGCCCAACATATTGGCCCCACTGGAAGAAGGGCGGAACCGCCATAATTCGCCTTCATGGTAATCAATCGCTGCCAATCCGGCTGCACTCTCGATAACAAACCGCCCATCTTCTTTTACCTTCGCAATTCCGCTCATTTATCTTTCCTCCTCAATCAAAATAGTGTTCCCTGCAACGGGCTTTCCTTCTCCTTCTTCTTTCTGAACTGGTTCGCCGCCCGGCAGGTTGACCAATGTGGAATATAGCCAACGCCTACCGCTTCCGATGTATTATTTCCTGCTCCAATCGTGCAGGAAATAACCTCCCCGTTTGGCTTGACAACACGCGCTTTCCCTTCCCCAGGCTTTGAGAAAACCACCTTTGAAGGGTCGCAGGGGATAAACTTCCCCGCCGGCGACTTTACAAAAATTATCTCCTTGCCGCAGCCTCTACACCTTGCCATTGTCAGCCCTCCTGTCTGCCTTTGCCGATACCACACACAAGCTCCACACAAAAATCATTGTTAAGAGTGAAAGGCCGTAACCTATCAGCCCGCCAACGATGATACCAATATAATAATCAGTCATGTTTTCTCAGCTCCTTTAGCAGCTTTTCCCTAAATTCGCGTTTCGTCATTCCCCTTTTGCGTTTGCCCTTTAACTGGTTCAATGTATCGAAATACGCAATCTTGCTATATCCCAGATGGGTAGCGCTTTTATAAAGCTTTCTTTCGTTATCCTTCATGCTCAAGCACCTACCATAAACCGCCTCAGATACGAGGGCATTATCGGTGAGTATGGGAGCGGCCCAAATTCTTCGGATAATCTTATTCCATGGTCATTGACAAACTGCCGAATCCCCGCCTCACTTTTCCAGCCCAAATCTTTGATTATCTGGTCGAGGTTTTTCCGCTTGCCAATGTCCTTGATGATGGTTTTCCAGCGCTCATTCTGAACCAGTACACGCTTGTCAACCTTCGGCTTTTCCCTGGGCGGCTTGCGCATATACTTGAGATATAGGCCTTTTAAGCCTTTCTTGTACGGTAGTTTTCCGTATTTCTTCATACTCTCGG